TTTATTAAAATATAATTAATGTCTCATAATATAGATCATAGTAAAGGTTACACCGGCTTACAGAATTTAGGAAATACGTGTTTTTTAAATTCTTGTATGCAAGCGTTAAGTCATACATATGAATTAACGCATTTTTTACAATCAGACAAATATAAACAACATCTTCGATTATTGACTGATAATGTTATCATTAACGAATGGGTTGATTTACATAATGTTATGTGGTCTCAAAATGGTATTGTTTCCCCAAAACGATTTGTTCATAATGTGCAACAATTAGCTGAGAAAAAAGACCGTCAAATATTTACCGGCTGGGCTCAAAATGATCTCCCTGAATTTTTATTATTTTTAGTAGAGTGTATGCACAATAGTATCGCAAGAGGTGTTAAAATGAATATTAAAGGCAATGTGCAGAATAGTACAGATAAATTAGCAACGTCGTGTTATAAAATGTTAAAACAAACATATTCTAAAGAATATTCGGAAATAATGGAGCTGTTTTATGGTATTTATGTTTCAGAATTATCCGCGATTAATAAAGATCACATATATTCACATAGACCAGAGAGTTTCTTTATCCTTGATTTAGAAATACCTAATCGAAATTGTTCTCTTTATGATTGTTTCTCGTCATTCACAAATTATGAAACGTTAGATGGTGATAATTCGTGGTATAATGAAAAAACAAAAAAGAAAACAGCAGTTAAAAAAAGAATTACCTTTTGGTCACTACCTAAAATTTTGATCATTACATTGAAACGTTTTTCTTTTGATGGACAAAAAAAACGTCAGGATTTAGTCGATATTCCATTGACTGATCTATGTCTTTCGCGTTTTGTCAGTGGATATAATGCTAAACAGTATGTTTATGATTTATATGCCGTATGTAATCACTCAGGAAATACACAGGGAGGCCATTATACGGCATTTGTTAAAACTAATAAATCTTGGTCCCATTTTAATGATTCGCAAGTTGAACGCAATATTTCAGAAACTAACATTATAACACCCAAAGCATATTGCCTTTTTTTTAGAAAAAAGGAAAATATCATTTAGCGAAATATTTATAGCAAATTTCCAGTAGAAATATATCCGTTTCCTATATACGAATATATTTTATAATGGGAAATTTTTTTTCACAATTATTTGATAATGTTGATACGGATTTTAATAAAATTATAGCTCCATCTGCGCAATACATTGTAACCCCATCAGTTCAAGTTGTAGAAGAAGAAGTAGAAGTAATCGTACCTGCACAAGAAGGATCGGATGAAGATGATACTGAGACGAATACTAAAAAATGTGTAAAACCCAACAAGGTTACCACTTCACAAACAACCATATCAAACTCACCTGTTCCTGAGAATATTGTAAATCGCAATAGTGAAGACGATGATAATAAATTTATGGATTTTGTTAAAACACTTTTTAATGCTACAACGTATACTATTCTTTTTTGGATTATTACTACATATTTGTTCTATTTATTAGGCAAAGGTATATTTGTTTCAAAGGGTGTTGGTAATGAAAGTAGTGGTGTAGCTAAATATAGTAGAACAATTGATTTAGTTTTGTTATTTTTATCATTTGGTCTATTGTTTAGTATGTATTACAAATTAGACGAAGAAGACAAAAAAAATATTGTTGGTTACACAATAGATTGGACACAAGAGTACTTTAATAATCCTTGGTCAGTTTTTGAATTAATATGGTTTACAATTATATTTTTTGGTTTAGTTTATATTTTAAAGGTACCTATGGGTACTGACGCAAAACCTGTCGTTGTTCATTTTGTTGAACATAAAGTATGGATTGTTTATGCTATGTTCGCCATTATCTATTTCTTTAAATATGCCTTGGGAATACCAATCATTGACTTATTGTTTAATAATTCATTAATGAACTACTTCAAAGATGTTAAACCTTATAACTCTTCACCCGGTTCTGCACCTAGTGTTTTTGATGATATTCAACAAGATCTATCCTTATCTAATGATGTTTACGGTACCAAATCTACAACAACGACTACTACTACTACCAAAACACCGCAATTAGATAAATTACTCAATACTTCACCGGAAGAACAGTGTGTTACGGATAATCAGGTTTTTAATGTAGGTAACAATATTTACACTTACGAAGAAGCACAAAAAGTATGTTCCGCGTTTGATGCTTCTCTAGCTACATATGATCAAATTGAACAATCCTATGCGAATGGTGGAGAATGGTGCAATTACGGTTGGTCCGACGGACAAATGGCGTTTTTTCCTACTCAAAAACAAACGTGGGAAGATTTACAAGTAAATCCTAAAACCAAAAATATTTGCGGACGTCCAGGTATAAATGGGGGGTTCATTGATAATCCATATGTTCGTTTTGGTGCGAACTGTTATGGTATTAAACCCGAAGAACCTGATGGTTGGAACCCCGTTTCTTATGTAACAGATTGCGGTATTAAAAACGAAGATGCTAATCTTAAAAAGAAACTTCGCGAAGGATCGAGATTAAATAGTTTCAATCAAAAGAACTGGTCTAGATATTAAAATGAAAATAATAATATAAACATAAATTGCTTTATATTATTAGATATGAGTGAAATTTATGCCGTAAAAGAAGAAGACGAAATTTATAATGTTACAAATGTTCCATCACTCAATAATGATGTATATCACGTATATACTCTAGAAAATGCATATAAGAAAACAATATATCAAAATGAGCAATGGAATACAAATCTAAAAAATGGAAAGCATGTGCTATATGAAATACAAACGAATTTTTACTGGGGATCGTGTGAAGTTGAATTAACTGATAAAGATAAAGACGAATTATTAAAACAGAATGAAATTAGATTTAATGATATTCCGGGTTGTTCTATGGACGCATTAGATGGTGGTTGTGATGTAGAGGGAAATTTAGTGAATGCGGATAATTATTCCGAAGAGGAAAAAAAAGAAATACATCGTTTATTATATTTTGATGAAGACGATAAAGAATCATATGACCCTGATTGTGATGATGATGTCGACGTTTGTATATTAGAAGCGAACGATTGGTCTATGGATGATACTATATATGGTATAGATAGTGGTGGGTGTACTTTAGAATGTATCAGTGAATAACAACATATATAAACAAATTATGTAGTTATTAATCAATTATTTTTTTCCTTTGCGTTTTTTTCGTGTTGTTTGTTTTTTTTTTTTTGATTTTATTTCCACTTTATCAAATAATCTATCAAATAATTCATCGCTAATTACCCCGTCTTGCTCATGACGATTATCTGAATTTTCAATATGATTAATGGCGACATCTTTCACAATAAAAATAGGAATTCCTAAATCATTAAATCGCGTATTATACTGACTAGTATCTCCATACAATTCTTGGTATTTATTGACCATGTTATCGGTTAGACGTTTTTTTGTTGGTAAAATGCACCGTTCATTTACGTCGTGAATAGGATAGTTGTTGATAGAAAACATATATATTACTTATTGTTTTTATAACTACGTTTTAAATCATTTGTAAGTTTTATTTCGCGTTTTTGTTTTAAATAATCGATAACATAGTCAACTTGTGTTGGATCGTTCATAATCTTCCCTAAATGTTCTTCTAGAAATGAGAATGTTAATGGTGAATATTCTTTTTTTTCGTGAACTTTTAAATCACCATCGTGAATTAATATCTTACGGTTTTTGTTACCAGATTTGTCTAATTGATCGCAAATTTTATGTGAAATATTACTTTTTTCTTCACGTAATATTTTTGTTTTCTCGTTAATCATTTTTATTTGCGTATCGATAGTAACCCATCTTCTAACATTTTTTGTAAAGTCGTCTTTAATTGCGATTTGATTGTCCATTTATATTTAACGTATAAATGAAAGAGATTAAACAGACGTTGAAATATAAAAATTACCTAAATTATTCAACAATCTTACTAACAATATAAGATTAGTCAAAATAATAAAGGTTAACACTGTGATATAAATACATATAAACATTAAATATGGAAACATTTCATTGTAAATACTGTTACGTACTGGTTCGACAATCGAATATAAATCCTGTTTTATTTCTTCACTTTTAACAAAGTCAATTATACTATCTTTTATCGATTTCATATTATAATAAGAGTGATAAACAAAAAAATAAACAAAAACGCGTAATTTAAACTTCTAAAAATTATCAATAATTACATATACATCCGGTTATGACGAATGTAATTTACGATATAAATGAAGATTTTGACTTTAAAAATTTATCTTTAAATCCTCCTACGGTTGTAGCAGGAGGGAATTATTTTATAAAATATTCAATGAATGGGTCTCCGTTATATATACAACCACCTGAGTGTAAAACGCGCGGAAATATATCAAAATCATCAAAAAAAGTCTATTGTGACCTAATGTTTTCACAAGATAACAGTAAGCTTATTCAATGGATGGAAGATTTAGAAACTCAAACTTGTAAAATGATTTACGACAAACGGGAAGATTGGTTCGATAGTGAGATGGATTTAGCAGATATTGAAAATTATTTTGCTTCACCTATTAAAAGTTATAAATCTGGTAAGTTTTATTTAACTCGAGCATCTATACCAAATCGTTTAGGTAAAGTAAGTTTGAAGATTTACAATGAGAATAAAGAAGAAGTCTCAATTGATACAATTATAGACAATACATCAGTAATGTCTATTTTAGAGATACAAGGAGTTAAATGTTCAGCCAGAAGTTTTCAAATTGAGATGGAAATAAAGCAATTAATGACTATAAAGCAAGTCAATTTGTTTAATGACTGTTTAATAAATAATAACAAAACAAAATTTATTCATCGATCTCACGACGTTTTAGAAACAGTCTCAATAACTGATGATAAAAAGGAAGCTGAATATTTAGAAGAAACTTCAATGGAAGAACCAGAAGAAGCAATTGTCGAAAAAGCTTTAGACGAAACCCCGAAAATTGAAAATGATGATATATTTGTCGCAACAGAAACAAATGATTTAGATGATTTAGAATTTAATGTAGATTTAGAAATATTAGATCGATCAAAAGCATTCACTATAAAGCCACATAATGATATTTATTATGAACGATATCGTGAAGCGCAAAAAAGAGCCCGTATCGCAAAGAATTTAGCACTACAAGCATATTTAGAGGCTAAAGAAATTAAGAATAAATATCATTTGGATGATATCGATAGCGACGATGACGATTTCTTCAATACAGATGACGCAGAATTTCAAGGTTCAGTTGCATAATATTTAGTAAAATATTAATGCTTTCCATAAAAAATTTATCCACCGTAATATATAAACGGAAAATGTTGAAAACTTTGTCTAATTACTTAAAGTCCGATATGGGTAAATGGATTTTTGTTGCTGTTGTTGTAGCAATAGTCGCATATTCTCTTATGAATTATTCAACCAGTAAAGGATTGGTTCTTGATGCTATGTCTACTGGTTCTGTAATGCCACTTGATGAGTCTTCCATGACTTCTGGTGTCCAACGCGCTAAGCCTGCTAGTTACGATAAACCCGAACCTTCTGTAATCGCCGCTTCTACTAGCGGTAACAGTGATTATCAACACTCCGATACAGCAAGTCCTGATGATTTGCTTCCCACTGATAAAAATAGTGAATTTGCTAACTTAAACCCTGTAAACAGTGGTAAAGTTGATTTACCTGATATGTTACAAGCCGGAAGCTTGATTGGGGTAGATACCATTGGTCAGACTTTAAAGAACGCCAACATGCAGCTTCGTTCTGATCCCGTAATCAAGAAAGAGCAAGTTGGACCCTGGAATTTCAGTTCTTTTGAACCAGACCTTGGACGTGTTCCTCTTGAATTAGGTTGTGGTGAACAATAATTTTATCATTTAATTGTTAATTAATATTCTTATTTAATTAAGAATATTACTTATATTTAGTTAATATATATGAATACAACCGATTTTTATATTTATACAGTAATATTGGGAATACTAGGTATATGTTGTTATATGTATTTCACGTCAGATGAATTTCAATTAAAATGTATTGTATCCACCGTAGATGGTAACAAATATTGTGTAAGAGAACGGGCGCGTTTACAAGAAGCTGCTGATATGTTGGCCAAAGTAAATGGTAAATGCAAATCTTTAGTTGATTATGTGGATGATAAATACGGCGATAAGGACAATGTTAAACGTCTAGTGAAAGGGTATAATCCTAAGAAAATTTCGGAAACTTTGCCAACAAGTGAATTTACTGCATACAGTGAGAATAAAGGAGAGAAGTTGGCGTTTTGTTTGAATAAGAAAAAAAAAGACGAATCAAATATGATTGATGAACATACATTGATGTTTGTAGCGATACACGAATTATCACACATTGCTACCAAATCCATTGGTCATAAAAAAGAATTTTGGGATAATTTCAAATTTTTATTAGAAAATGCGAAAGAAGCGGGAATTCACAGTCCAAGTGATTATAAAAAAAAACCGGTTGAATATTGTGGTATGGATATTAAGGACAATCCGTATTATGATAATTAATTTAGCAACTATATATATATAAATGAGTGTTGATAAATTAAAAAAAGAATTAAATGGTTTGAAGGCGTTTGATATGAAAGCCTACCAAGAACTATCTGTGTTATTGTCCACGAAAATTATTCCAACTGACGCTACCGATGATCAATTAATTAAAGAATTTAAAAATATTAATTTTGATAATTCAATGTTTAAAGATGCGTTTAATCGTTTACCGCAGGAAGTTCAAACCGGATTATTACATTTAATTGCTAGTTTGTATTTTCAGTCAAAGTCAAACGGACAAACAGGCGGTGATAATGACGTCATTGAATTGCCTGATAGAAAACCGAATACTTATTTAACTAAGAATTTAGTTTATTCGGTGCTTGGTTTATTTTTTGGTTTATTCCTTTTATTCACTGCTAAAAATATGGCTACTTCTTTGGGAGCAGACTATGGACTAGAAATAACTTTCGCTGGTTTTGTTGGATCGTTTTTAAACCCTCTTTCTAGTGCAACAAGTACATTTCAAGCAATTGTAAATTCTCTATTGGAACGAACACAGGGGGAAGTAGCATATCAAATAGAACGTGTATGCGGCGCAGCTGGTGGTGGTTGGGTAAGCAACATATTAACCATTTTACAAGGACCTGGACAAAAATTTGACTGTGCATTAGATGTTGGGAATAAAATTATGGGTTCAGAATTAGCATTACATCAAAAACTAATTGCTAATAATATAAGTAGTATAACAAACCTTGTTAGGGCCGGTTATGGTATGGTTGGTCTATCTGGTGGAAATATAGCATTAATAGTTGATGGTCCGGATGGAAAAATTACCAGGTTTATAAGCAATATACCAGGTGGTAAAATAGCATTAACATTATTAGGAGCCAGCGATACAAATGAACAATTAGCTATTAAAAATAGTGGAGGAAAAAGAAGAGCCAATAAGACAAGAAAAG